GTTCGGGGTGACAAACGCCCCGCACTAAAGGCGTGGCAACGATACGGAACCGAACCAATCAGTTGGGGGGACGCCGAACAATTATTCACGAACACGGATTCAATCGGCATCGTATGTGGGTACGATGGTTTAGAGGTGTTGGACATCGACGCCAAGCATTTTGACGGCAACGAATTGGTTGAATTCATCGCGGCCGTTGATGCCGAGGCACCGGGGTTGCGTGGGAAAATGACAATCCAAAACACGCGGTCGGGTGGCCAGCATTGGATATACAAATGCGATGCGGTCGAGGGCAATCAAAAACTTGCCCGCAACCTAAACGGCGAAACGACGTTTGAAACACGCGGCGTCGGCGGTCAAATCGTGGTGTTCCCGTCACCGGGGTATTCAATGCAATCCAAAATTACATTGGTTCAGCGTATCACACCCGCCGAACGTGAGGTGTTATTTCGTTGCGCCCGTTTGACGTCAACGGCACCCGCGATCGTCGCCACGGCGCATGAACAAAAAATCCGCACCGAGGCGACGTCGACAACGCCGTGGGGCGAGTTCCGCGAAACGCACACGGCGTTGGAAATTTTGGAGGCCAACGGATGGCGCGTCGTCGGGCAAAATGCAAAATACACATATTTGAAACGCCCCGGCGATACGGACGCCAAAACGTCGGGCGTGATATTCAACGACACCGGTTTGTTTTGGCCGTGGACGACGTCAACGGAATTCGAGGCGGAAAAACCCTATGACGCATTTCAATGTTTTGTGGTGCTGGAATGCCGCGGGGATTTTAAGGAGGCATACCGCCAGTTAAATGAACGCGGTTTCGGGGCATCGTACAAGTTGGTCGACAACGATTCGTTTGAGGCGGACGAACCAACCGAGGATGAAATGCTCGCGGCATTGATGGCGATGGAGGTAGATTCGACCATACCAGTTGAACGCCCGCCCGTTGCCGTTGACGTGTTCACGGGTTTGGAATCGTTCGTGTTGGGTTCGTTGGGTAATTTTATTTTGATTCAAGGAAAAGCGAAATCCCGCAAATCGTATTTGGTTTCCGCAATCGCCGCCGCCGCATTGTCTGGCGGTGTGGTTGCCGACGCATTGCGCGGGTTCATCGGCGACAAAATGGTGGTGTACATCGACACCGAACAAGGTGATTGGCACGCCGCACGCGCAAAGAAACGTATTTTGACGATGGCGGGGTTCGACCCGTCGGTGAACCACGAACGTTTGAAGTATTTCAAATTCCGCGGCCTTGACCGCAACGCCGAACGTTTCGCGTTTGTGGAATTTGCATTGTCCCGCATTCCCAACGTTGGTTTGGTGATTGTCGACGGCATCGTTGATTTGGCGTCGAAGGGCGTGAACGACGAAGAAGAGGCGACCGAAATCGCATCGCGGTTGCTCAAATGGACATCGGATTACAATTGCACGTTGGTTGCCGTTCTACACGAAAATAAAAACGACCGAAACGCAAAGGGTCACCTCGGTGCGTATTTGGTTCAAAAGGCCGAATCGGTCATCGGCGTGGCGAAGAATGAAACGGATGCGTCGTGTTCGAACATTACGCCCGAATACACCCGAAACATTGAATTTCCCGCATTAACGATGCGCGTTGGTATGGATGACACCATTTCGCTAACGGAACACGTTGAATCGGATTTTTACGAACTTGACCGCGTATGGACGCCCGACGATTTGCAACGCATTGCGAAAAAGATTGACGGGAAAATGAAAACGGAAATCGTGCCGTTCATTCGCGACACGGAATCGGCCAAGCAGAAAGAGGCGCAAAAGGCGTTCAACCTTATGCTCGACCAAGGTATCATCACAATGACCAGCGGGCGACCACAACGCGCCGCGTACAACGACCACAACGACGAACTTGACACACCATTTTGAACATGACATTCGAAGAATCACTACAACACGAAATCGACGCAATGATATTGTTGTCGGATTTGCACGGGTGGCGAACCATTAAAACTCCGCGATACGCCCGCGTTGATGGTTTGGTACTGAACCACGACGGCGATATGTTGGCCGTGTACGAATTCAAATCGCGGGAAATGACGTTGGACGAATTGGCCACGATGGGAACGTATTTGGTCACGCATCAGAAAATACAAGACGGATGCGATGCCGCCCGCGTACTGGGCATTCCGTTTGTTTTAATCGTTTACCTCATTGGTTCGGAAAACATCGTTTCGTTCAAAATCGCCGACGCCGACGGGTCGTTGTTGATTGACTACGACGTCGCCCGTACCACGACGCGAAAGAACGTCAACGGGGGCATTGTCGAACGATACAACGCGTTTATTCCGTTGAAACACATGCGAGTGTTAAAATGATTTTAAACGGCCTTACACGCGAAGAAATTGAACGCGCTGGTTTGGGGTGGTTGTTGATTGACACGACCGCCGACGACAAGTTGGTCGAACAAATCATTGAACGCGTTATGACGATGGACGTCGGGCAATGCGTACCGATCAAAGACCCGTCGAAGATTCCGCACATCAAAGCGGCGAATCGGTCGGCGATGGTTTACAATGCGTTGGAAATTGACGAGGTGAACAATACGTTGACCAAGGTTCGGGAATGCCGAATTCATCGGATGGCGCCATATTTGGGGCGCAAGCCGGCGAAGATTGGTTGAATTCGTTCAACGTGTATCGATTTTGAATCATTTTGCTATTTGTACTTGCACATTCAACATTTTGTTGTATATTTGACTCAAGAAACAAAACAAAAACAAAACGTCATGGAAATCATCACCAAAAAAGACACCTTCAAAATCTTCGAACTGACCGACACAAATCAGTTTGCAGTCCTTACGATGGACGCCGATTTTTACCGCGCAAGCGCATACGCAGTGTTCCCTACCCGCCGCGATGCGTTCAAGGCCGTGACCAAGTACATCAAATCAATCAATTGATTCACGGCCATGAAACCAGCGAAGAACCTCAAAATCGAACTCACCCCACGCCAAGCGCGTGCGTTGTTGAACCTCATTCAATCCACGCCAATCACTTACGATTCCGGCATTGACGTCGTTGACGTTTTCAAAGCACAACAAACCATCAACGCCGCGTTCGCACAATGAAAACGGAAATCCAACAACTGACCGAGGCGTGGTCGTCGTACACGACACCAAAAACAACGGCCGCGTTTTACGATGCGGAAAAGGTTTTACTAAAGTTCCACGCCAAATACGGAACAATCGACATTCCAACCATCAAAGAATTGATACGATGAACCAACTACTCACACCATTCGAAAACGCCATCGTGCGTTTGCATCGTCGCTACCTCGTTGGCGACAACTACCGCGCCGCCGCGCGTTTGGTAATCCGCGCGAAACTGCAATTCAAATTCACCCTCGTTCGCGCCCTACAACAACAACTGGACACGTTCACGCCCGAACCTCGGTGCGTCGTGTGCAAATGCAACAACACCCGTATCAACGGCGAAACGTGTCAAGATCATGAATAACGAAACACAACGCCGCGGTTTCACCGAATGGCTCGAACACATTGGTTCCGTTCACCGCGCAAACAAACCCGCCGTTGAACGTGCGTTGCAACGTTTGGCGGACGACGACCAAGCGGCGGCCACGCCGCGTCGGGTCGACGACCGCACCAAAGCGTTGACGTCGGTCGTGACAATCGACCGCGCGTTTGACTGGGCCGCGGTCGAGGACGAACTCAACCGCCGAATGGACATCATCGGGACGAACGGAAACAATGGTGAGCATTATGCCTAATATGCCCGAACGCAAACAACGTCCGTGGTTGACGGGATCGGGGTTCGACAAAGGACGCCGAAACGCCAACTCAACGTTTTACCAGTCGGCCGCGTGGCGCAAACTGCGTGGTATGTTTATCCGAACCAATCCCGTGTGCATCGTGTGCGGTCGCACCGGTGCCGTCGTAGACCACATCGTTCGCGTGAATGACAACCCCGACCTCGCGTTGGCGTGGGACAATCTGCAAACAATGTGTCACCCGTGCCACAACTCTAAATCGGGCCGTGAGGCGCATACGAAATAAATGGTACGCGTTTCACATACGGCATCGCGAAACCGGCCGCGTTCACGTTATGCGGTTGCAGTTCGAAAGCCGTACGCGACACGTTCAACGATTCATTGATGAACTGCCGCCGTCGCTGGAGTACATCAAACACGAACGCGCGGAATGATGCGGAAACGCATCACCAACCGCGGTTTGGAATTATAACGATGAATAAACACACCAAATGAAACCTTTAACACTAAACAAAAATGAAACAGAGCAGTATTGAATTTGCAGTTACCTCATTGGAAAAACTAATCCCAAGTGGTAATGACCTTGTCATTGGCGCAATTTTGTTGCAAGCCAAAGCAATGCACAAGGAGGAGATTGAGAATGCAGTTAAACAAGGTTGGGATTACAATGAAGAAGGTCTTGTGCAATGGATGGGCGAAGAATACTACAACGAAACCTTTAACACCAACGAGAAATGAGGAAACTATTAGAGCGTCTGTATGTGATGCAAAAGAAGACATATGTGGACAAGTACGGAACCCGTACACTTAAGCGACTCAATCCATATCACCCGCTAACGTACATCGTTATACCGTTTTACTACGCTTTGGCTATTGCGATGTATGGGTTCGTAGGATATAAGCAAGAGATGGATTCCAATTTTTTTAAGTGGCAATAACCTTTAACACCAAATGACCGCAGAAGAATTTATCAAGCAATTGATTGAAAAGTATGACAACCCAACATTTGAAAGGGATGCCGAATGGTGGGAAGGTGACAATTTTGATACTGCCCATGCTCACGGAGTTGATGAAGGTGTTCAGTTTATTATAGATGAATTAAAAACCTTTAACGCCAAATGACAGACATCACCAAATGCGGTGGCGCAAATTGCGACCTCAAGTTGACGTGCTATCGATACACGTCGCCGTCGTCCGCTACCAAATCGACGTTCCTATTGCCGCCGATCGTTGACGGCAAATGCGAAATGTATTGGAATACACGCCCTACCATATTGGACGACCTCAACGTATTGGTTGAGGAAATGACGTGCGACGAATGCGGCGGGTTCGGGTACCACAAAATGAGTTGTTCCAACGTAAAATGAACCACGACCCATACCTCGCGGAACTGAACGCAATGATCCGTTTGAAAACGGCCGAGTTCAACCGAACCAACGATTATGCAATCAAAGATTTTATCGACGGCCTTAAATGGGCGCGGAAGGTCTACAAACTGCATTCCATTTAATCACACAATAACCGCACATTATGTGCATTTAATCACACATTACCATGATTGACTATGCCGACACCCAACCAACGTTCCGCGTAACCATACAACACGAGGGTGACGTCGTCACCATTTCGTCGCACATCGTACACGTGTCACACATCGACGACGCACTTGACATCGTACAACGCGCATTGTTCGCCGCTGGTTTTGACGTCGCCGATGGTCGGTTGGCGTTGATTGATGCGTACGATGAGAAACGTTTGAATTGTGATTGCCAGTTGCCGGACGTTAACGCCGTGACGAATCGTACCACAAACACGGGTGGAAACCCGATGAACAAACTATAAAGAATGACACCACAATTCCTCGAAATAATTGAAGTACGAAACGGCGGTGGCGAATGGCACACACGCGTGTTCGTTGGTATGGACGATACCGGTTCGCATTACCTCGTTGCACGAACGTATGACGACGAATGTGCGGCCGCGCTGGGGACGGAATACCGAACCACGGCGTTTGAGCAAATGCGTCCGATTGATGGCGAGTTGTTCAATTATTTATAGGTAGGGGGGGTGTAAATCAAAAAGAGAATCACACGATTCATCGACGCCTCAGTCGCAAACACGCGGTGTCAAAACTTGGGCGCCCTTTGTGTAGAACGATTCTAAATAACAAAACAATAAAATCATGCCCGGAGGCCGTAAAAGAAAACCAACCGAAATGCTCAAGACCGCCGGAACCTACCGCGCGGATCGCCACGCCAACAAACTGGAGTTGCCACTCGGCGCCCCGGTTCCGCGTGCTGCGATGGGTGAAATATCACGCGAGGCATTCGAATTTGTTTCCGCACGTTTGACCGCCGTCGGCGTGGTTGCTGAAATCGACGCGTTCGCATTGCAAATGTTCGCGGACGCTTGGGAGGATTACATTGCATCGCGTGAGGTCATACGCCGCGACGGGCCGACATACACGACCACGACGAACACGGGCGACATCATGTTTCGCCCACGCCCGGAGTTGTCGATGATGAACAACGCTTGGGAGCGGTTGAAGAAAATCATTCCCGAATTCGGAATGACGCCGAGTTCACGCGCGAAGATCAACGCGAAGGACGAAATTCAAGATATTGACGATTTGTTGTCATGATCGACCAAGTCAAAGCAAACCGCGCGGTAAATTTCATTGAGCGCATTTGCACGCACGTCAAAGGCGACCTCGCGAACCAGCCGTTTATTTTAGAACAATGGCAACGCGACTACATTTCGCAGTTGTTCGGAACTATGGGGCCGGGCGGATTGCGCCAGTACCGAACCTCGTTCGTTTTCCTACCGCGTAAAAATGGCAAATCAAATTTGATTGCCGCGATCGGGTTGTATCTATTATTCGCCGACAACGAACCGGGTGCGGAAATATACGTCGCCGCCGCCGACCGCGAACAAGCGAACGCAATCTTTGAGGTTCAAAAACAAATGGTTTTGAACTCGGCGTTTCTTCGTGGCAAGTGCAAAATTTACCGAAATTCAATCACGCTGAACGGAACCAACTCGTTCATTAAGGCGATCAGCGCGGACGCATCGACAAAGCACGGCTTCAGCGCACACGCGGTGTTGTACGACGAACTGCATTCGGCGCCCAACCGCGAGTTGTGGGAGGTTTTGACGACCTCGGTGGGCGCCCGTTCACAACCTTTGGTTTTGGGCATCAGTACGGCGGGAATCGACCGCGGCGGTTTGTGTCGTGAATTATATGAGTACGGCAAACGCGTTTTGACCGGCGCGATTGACGACCGAACATTTTTGCCCGTAATTTACGAGGCGCCGCTCGAGGCCGATCCGTTCGACCCGAAAACGTGGTTGATTGCAAACCCGAACCTCGGCGTTTCCGTTCGAATGGAATACTTCGAAAAAATGTCGGCCGAGGCAAAGATTTTGCCGACGTCTGAAATCGCGTTCAAACAATTACATCTGAACCAATGGATTTCGTCGTTCGATGGTTGGTTGACCGACACCGATTGGTGTGCGTCCGCTGGCGTCGTTGACCTTGACGAACTGCGCGGCCGAACGTGCTTCGGCGGTTTGGACTTGGCCGCCGTGTCCGACGTTTGCGCCTTTGTCTTGGTATTCCCGATGGACGACGGCGAAATG